CGCCGTACAAATTACAGTCATTTCTAGACCTATTGTTGTAGCCGCCGCCGCAGGTAACAATAATCCTAATGGCCCATTACTAGGAGGAGAACCAGCAGTAGTATTGGCTACAATAATGTTATCGCCAACGAGAAGTTGATACATTGGGCCACTAGCACTATTTTTAATAGTTACTGGCCCTCTACTTCCCTTGTGAGTTACTACACCATTTACCTGAAGTTCAGTATCGGGATTTGTAAGACCAATACCAACTTTACCATCAGATTTAATCCTCATTTTTTCAGTAGCAGTTTCACTTGCTCCTGTTTTCAAAAGTAAATCTGTTGCATTTACAGTATCGCTAAATGTATCAGTTGCTAGTGCTTGAATAGATGCACCCACTAAATCTGAATCTAGTCCTGTATCTAATGGTGCTTGAAAGTCAATTTGTCCTAATACATCATTCGCTACAACACTTGGTTCTTTTGTTGATAGAGTTAATACTGCACCTGTGGTAGTTAAACCGTCTCGTATTTCTAACTTAGAAGAAGGGTTAGTGCATCCAATACCAACTCTATCGTTACCTGCATCTGTTCTAATTAAAGAAGTATCTCCTGTACCTTCAACTACAAAATCAACATCTTGTGCGCCATCATTAATATGAACAGAGCCAGCCGCAGTAGTATTTCCTTGAACTAAAAACAATCGTCTTGAAGTGCCTTGGTGCATTACATTAAAGTTCATCTTACCTGCTTCTTGTGTATTTGTTATACCTCTTGATTCGACAACAAGATGGGCATAAAGAGTGTTTGCGCCTGTACTATCTTCTCCCTCAAATCTAATAATGCCTAAATCATCGACTTCTGCACCTCCGCTTCCATCATCATTAGGAGTTACACTATTTTTTCTCATTATGAGCATAGGTTCTTCATCATCAGTATTAGTATTTTCAATAAGCACTCTTGGTTGTAGGCTGGCAGATGATTTGATATGTAGTGTTGTTTCAGGTGCGTTAGTACCAATACCAACTCTTGAATTTTCCCCATCAATTCTCATTACTTCCGTACCAGCAGAACCCCCATCATTTACTTGAAAAATAATATCTTTATCAGCAT